AATTTGTTTTTCTTGATTTAATTTTAAAACTTGTATTGCAAAATCATCCGAAGATTCCGTCTCTGACCAAGAAGGGTCAACTGCCACTATATATTCATCCTCGGCTTTTCCAATTACCTCTACAGCAGGATATTCTCCATCAGGAACAGTACATAAAGCCATTTTAGAAATCTTAAAATAACCAGAACTATCATCAGTAAACTGCGCTCCAAACTCCCTCATAAATTGAGACTCACTCATTGTTGATCTCGCTTGATTAATTAAGTTTTGATCATAAAGCTGAAGTGGAGCACAATCATAACTAAACTGCATAATGCATCTTCTAGTTTTTTCTCCTTTTTTAGGATTAAAAATTAAATTTTCATATTGTTCGTATAATTTATATAGATATTCAAATTTAAAAGAAGCAGAAGATAAAGCTATTAATTTATTATTAGGCCATTGATATTTATCTTCCTCTTTCATTTTTCCTTGTTCGATCAATCTATTTTCAACTTGATGAAGTTCTTCTCTTTGTGTCGGATTTTGAACAACAGACAAAAAAGGCACAATAACTTCATTATAAATTCTTTCAGGCATTAGCAAAAACTCGTCAATAATAATTCTATGGAAACGAAAGCCACGAAGTTTTTCTCCATCCCCTAAAGGTAGAGCTCTAATTCTGCTTTTACCAATTTCCATAATCCATTCATCATTTGTTCTCGAAGTGTGAGTTATGCACTGCTTTAATAAATAAGCTTCAGGTTTAGCAGCTATATCTTCAATTTTTTTAAAAATCATTTTAGATTGCCTAAAAGATCTAGATAAAATTCCTATTTCAACACCTTGATTTAAAATCGCATCTAATACGGCAAAAATACCTGTGGTATAACTTTTACTCATCCCTCGGGACCAAACTCCCAAAAAATAATCACTTTCTAACATGCTTTTAATTGCCATGTGTTGAAACGGAAAAAGCTGCACCCCAGTTATTAAATCAGTAGCAAAAGTAACATTATTTCTTAAAAATTGATAAAATAAAAGTTTAGCTTCTTTTTCTTCTAAGAATCCATCTTTTTTAAACAACTCTTCGTTGCTTATAAATTCTTTTTTTCTTTCTTTTTGATTACCTGCTTCCCAACTCATAATCTAAGTAATATTGAAGGTCTACATTCCACAAAGAATCCCCATGGTAGAGAAGTTTTGGGATTATTTCTAAAGATTTATCACGGCTTCCCGTAAATAAAAACTGAATTTTTCTAGGGTATTTATGAGTTAAATTTCTCATATTATGAAAAACATACTCAAGACTAGTTTTTTTCTTAAATCTTTTATGATTATTTTTTATTTTATCTATAGTGCTCTCTATAACCACAAATAAATAACCATTTAAAGTTGCTGATTTATGTATTTCTTTTTCGAATCTTTCTACGCCTGCAGATAAAGTTCCTAAAAAGTCTGTCTCACTTTTTCTGTCTACGTATGTGTAAGTGTACCCATCTTTTTGTATTAAATAATCCCCAACATATAACTTTTCTTTTTTTGTTTTTGCAAAAGGTAACGGATCTTGCTCTCTGGTATCAACAAGCATTGTAAAATCTGGAATTTTTTTTTCGCTAAAATCAGGAGGTAAGGGTTTGTTAAAAAGAGGCTCTAATCCAATATTTTTACATGCTTTTGTATAAGATTTAAAATGTTTTTTATAGATATCTATAGGGGGCAAACTCGTAGTTTTTAATTCATTATGGAAAGGGGCATATTCATATTTTTTTTCTTCAACTCTTTTTCTCAATAACTCTAAACATTTTGCTTTTGCTAATTCTGCAGATATACTATTCTCCCAAAGCAAAAATTCATTAAGATCAATAAACTCTTTTAAAAAATAATCTTTTTTGTTTATAAAGGGAATTTGATTTTTATAATACAATGAGTATCTAGGATAATATTTACAATAATATTCCGCTTGATACATCCCATGTTTTTTTAAATGAGAATGAAATGATCTGTCACTATTAAAAGATTCATCGCAGATTTTACAAATCATATAGCGTCCTCTTTAGATATTCCCAGTATTCTTGCTTTCCAAGAAGACATGTTCTCTAATTTATCTGCTTCTGCCTCTACAGCCTGCTTCTGCATATCAGCAATTTGAATCATCATTTTTCTTTCTTTTTCATCTTGAAATAATTCCACCAAATTAATAATAGAAGCATTTTTTTGATTGTATCTTTCTACCCTTTTTGATCTTTCTCCGTTTAATTTTTGAATACTTTGATCTATCCTTTTGGCGCACTGATTATATTCCTCACTTATCGTTTTTAGAATTTCTGTTAAACGAATAGTTAAATCATTTTGCTCTTGGGTTTCATTGAACATTTCATTAACTTTATTTTTCTTAATATCTATCTGCCTTAAATTTATATAATCCATGCAAACATTTATATATAAATTTATTTCATCTATAGTTAAATCAGGCTTATCCCAAACAGATCTGACAAATTCTGCTTCAAACAAATCCTTGTCATTTGAACTTGTATAAGAATCATAATTTGCTACAAACCTAGGACTCCCCAAATAAACTAATAATTTTTCTAGACACTTTCTATTCTGAAGAGACATTTTATCTTCATTTAAAAATTGCCCACACCATTTATTAACTTTATTTAAAACAGTTTTTATGGATCTTGGAACAGAATATTTTTGGTTTACTCCGCTTTCATTATCAACTAAAAATTGAGGGTATTTTTCTTTAACATACTTATGAACCGACCTATACTCCGCTGTCGCAAAAAGATTTAAATTACTAATAGATTGAAACTTATCATTAAAAAGTAATTCTGTTATCTGTTTAGGACTCATGCCTGACTGTATATTTTGATCAATAAATTCTTTTTGTGCATCTCCTAAATTTTCTTTAGCTGGGGCATAAATACGTTTACCTTTTTTTTGGGGTTTTTGCAGATGCCCTATACCTACTAAATAGTCTCTGATTGCTCTAGCTTCTTTTGATCTTCCAGTTAAATTCTCTTTTTTAAAAACTAGATTAGCCAAAACAATATAATCATTAAGGCCTTCTTCGAATTTCTTATTTATAAAAACTTTTTGTTCTTCAGTTAACATATTATATATCAGAAAATAAATCTTTTTCTTTTAATATTTTTTGAGCTTTATTAAAAAGCATCTTTTTTAAATTTTTTATTTGTTTATATCCAGCTTTTCTACCTGATTCCGTCGTCTTAAATCTTAAAATGGTAGCAGCGTCTTCGTCTGAAATACAGTCAATAAAAAACATTTTATAAATAAAAAATTGTTTATCCGTTAATACTTTTTGCATTTCAAGATGTAATTTATTTGCTATTTCAGAATAATTATATTCTTTTCCTGATTCAAAAGATAAATGATAATTTTTATGATTTTCTAAACTTAATGTCATCTTTATATCATAAGCGGGTTTTTTTAATTTTTCCCACTTAGCATACAATCGACACTCATTGCATTGAACTTGACTCGGCGTGAAGCCACATGCGTTATCAAAACTAATTTCAATTCCTTTACTTGTATTAAAAGGGCACGACAAACAAGGTTTAGCAAAAGAAGTATAATTATTTCTGATAATATTTCTTATTTGATTTGTGGCTATGGTGTTTATCCAAGGCTCTATCGGTCTTGATTGATCCCATAAATGCCATTTTTTATAAATGTGTAATTTTATTATTTGTTCTATATCTTCGAAATCAAACCAAGTAATAGCTTTTAAACGCCACTTTGATTTTCTTTTTTTTATAACAGCATCGATTTTTTCATACATTTCTTCAAATTTTTTCTTTTTATGTTTCATCAATATCTTGCATACCCCTTGGAGCGCATTCCTTTAATGACTCTTTAAGATACTCTTCTTTAGTGATTTTTTTTACTTGACTTACATCTCTTTTTAAACGGTCTGCTTCTTCTATCGGTTGAGAATTAAAAAGCTCTTCTCCTTTATAAATGCTGTTTTGATTATTTTGGATTTCATAAGCCAACCTATTAGGCCTTCTAAACTCAGAAACATCTTCCTGATTTGTTTGAGAATTAATAGGTGGGCTTGGGATATTTTGCCTCGCTACACTTGACATAGGATTGCCACAAGAAGAACAAAACTTTACACCAATAGAATGCCTGGACCCACAGTTAGTACAAAATACTTGACTCATTTTATTATTATATAAAAAATTAACTATTTATCTAATTTCTTAAATACATTTACTATGTATTTCAAAATTTCACTTCTTACGATATCTTCCTCTTCGAATTCAAAACAATGTATACCTTTATCCGTGCTTTCTTCATTTTTGAATAAATTTACGACTTTCTCGAATCCAGATTTAGCGCCTATATCTGATTGCATAGAATCTCCACATATAAACATTTTAGTATTTTCTCCTATGCGAGTGAGGAGCGTCACAAGCTCTTTTGTAGAGTAATTCTGAGCTTCATCTGCTATAATAATTTTATCATTCCAAGTTGCACCTCTTAAAAAATTTACAGGAAAAGCTTCTATATAACCTTGATCTTCTAAATATTTAGATTGTGTCACAGGAAGTAATTCGTCTAATTTGTCATATAAAGGCATCATAAAAGGATTAAATTTTTCATCAACCGTTCCAGGCAAAGAACCTAAACCTCGCTCAGCAGCTTCTGCAATTGTTCTAATATATTTTATTTCATATTTCGAATCTGCATTTAGTAAATGCAAAGCAGAATATACAGATAAAAATGTTTTTGATGACCCTGCCACCCCATTTATAAAAATAATTTTCGTCTCTCTATTAAAAGCTAATTCAACTAATTTTTTTTGTTTTGCTGTTAAATTAAATTTTTTTATATTTAATTTAACTTTTGTGAAAGTATTGTCTTCTATAACTTCTTTGATAGTTTCCCTTGGTTGCCTTCTTTTTTTAGTTGACATATGTTATTAAATGTTACACTATATATGTATGGTTTTCCACTGTTTAAGCGTTCCTTATTCTGCTACTAAAAAAGAAATATCACTTTGCGCTTTTACCCAAAAAGTTTATAAATTTTGTGAAGAAATGACCAAACGTGGTCATACTGTATACCACTATGGCCATGAAGATTCTCAAGTCAAATGCACAGAACATATAACTGTGACAAATGACGAAATCTTAAAAAAAAGTTACAAAGATTTAAACAAATGGAAAACCTCAGGATTTAATCAGAGCGTAGAAACTGAAGCTGTAAAAATATTTAATGATAATTGCATTAAAGAATTAAATAATAAAATAAAATCACCAAACGAATTTATATTATGTTGGTTTGGTTTTGCTCACGATCAATGCACTAAACATTTTGCAAATAAAGCCATAGTTGTCGAACCTAGCATAGGATACGATTCAATGTTCGCTCAAATTAAAATTTTTGAAACTTACGCTCAGATGCACAAGATGCACGGAAGGCTAAAAACACAAATAGAATTTAATAATGAATTTGTAGTATACCCAGGCTTCAAGAAAGAAGATTTTTTATTTAAAAAAGATAAATCAAATGTAGCTTTATTTTTAGGTAGAATACTTGAGCCTAAAGGAGCTAAAGCTGCGTATGATATGTGTAACTCTATTGGTCAAGAAATATATTTTGCTGGCCCAAACATACTTGGATTAAAAGATTCTAAATATTGTAAGATGCTTGGGTTTATCGGACCGGACGAAAGAAAGAAGTTATTGTCTGAAGCTAAATTTTTATTGGCTCCAAGTTTATTTATTGAGCCTTGTAATTGGACTGTTATAGAAGCTCAGTTTTCTGGCACCCCCACCATAACCACAAACTTTGGGGGTTTCACTGAAACTGTCAATCAAGGGAATACAGGTTTTAGATGCTCAACTTATGAAGAATTTAAATTTTCAATACAAAAAGGATACAAACAAATTAACCCGGAAAACTGCCTGAAACACGCTGTTCATAATTTTACCATAGAGAAACAATGTAATCAATACGAATCAATTTTTAAATCCTTAACAATATAAAATGAAAAATTTTTGTACCATAATAGATAATTTTTTAGACCAAGATTTTGTAAAAGAGTTAAATGAATTTATAATAAAAAAAGGATTTAACGCTTTATTTGTGAAAAAAAATGAAGTAGACTTTGATAGCAATATTTTGCATAAAGCTATTCAAAAAATATGGTTCGAAAATCTAAGCGATTTAAATGAAAATATTTTTGGTTACGAAGTTTGGAGCAATACTTTAACTCAATTTAATAATTTATCAATTCATGTAGATTGTGATGAAGAACATTTTGAGCTAACAGGAGGGGAATTCAAATGCCCTAATTTCACTTCTATATTATATACAGGACCCGAACATAGTATTTCAGGTGGGCAATTAGCCATCAATTTAGAAAAACGCATTAAACATGAGAACGAATTCACAGATGCAAATACTGATCTGAATGATATTTTAAAAGATAATAAAAATTGGCTTAAAGTTGATCATAAGCGTAATAGATTAGTCCTTTTTGACTCAGGTCATCCTCATTGTGTTTTACCAATGAAAAACGTTTCCACAGAAAAGCCAAGAACTGGATTGACTATCGCAGCATGGAGTCACAGTATAAATATTATTGACTATTAAATTTAATTACACACATAATCATTAATATTTTTTATAAGATTTTTCTTCTATAAATTCAGATTCTGTTTTTATATTTATTTGTTTTTTTATTCTTGAACGTTCGTCGTTTTTAAAATATACCGATCTTGCTAATTCTATAAACTCTTGATCGAATTCTTTTTTTCTCTCTTTTTCTCTAATTTTATCTTCTATCTCCCATATCTGTTGATTTACAATAGACAGATCTCCTAAAAGTTCGACAGAAAAACCTTCAATAAATTGAGCTACAGTAAGTAAATATTCATATTCTTTTTTTACATTTTTATTTTTAGCCACATCAGAAATATTCCTTAATTTTATTTCTAAAATTGTTAACTTATCTAACAGCTCTCCATTTGAAATTTCTATTTTCATAATTTAAAATTTACATCTATTACACATTGATTTATTTTATTTTTTACCATTTCTAAATCAATCATTCTTGAACATTCAAAATTTTTTTTATGTGGGCAGTGAAAAAAATTTTCTCTATCCCATTCAATTCTTTTATCATACCAACAATTATGACACACCGAAGTGTTTTGAACGAAATACGGAGTAGGAAAATGGTAGTCTGAACCTAAAAAACCACATATCATAACTACAGGTTTACATAACGACCAAGCTAACCAAGACAGACCAGAGCTTAAACCTATAAAAAATTCACAATGATAAATTAAATTAATAACTTCTTCTAAAGTTTTTCCAGTATAATCCAAACAATTGTCCGGCGATGAGATATTACATATTTCTTTATGTCTGTCAATGCATAAAACCTCATATCCCAAACTTTTTAAATATTCTACTAATTTTAACCACCCTTCTTCATAATGCCAGTATTTCATTCCATGAGTCGACTGAATGCCTATACATACGTATTTTTTATCCATCTCATTAATTTTTATAAACTTAGTATTTAAAAATGGTTTTATATTATAATCTTTTAAATCTAAGTCTAAAAATTGTTTAGGAAACTTTGATAAAGGGATTGCTAAATCTGAGTCGCTTCTTACGCGAATTTTATTTTTTTCATTTACTAGATCTTCAGGCATAAAATCTAGAGGAATCAAATTAATAAGCGGATATTTCTTAACATCAAAAAGTTCTACTTTATCTAAAAATAAATTAATTCTTGAATTTTTTAATTTTGCGTATTCATTTACTATCGGTAACCATGCTAAAATGTCGCCCAAAGAATATGTGCTTAAAGAGTACGCCTCGATAGAGCAGTACTTATAAATTTTTTCTTTTTTAGTCTCTAAATTTGTGATTTTTATTTTTAATTTTTCGCATTCTTCTGCGCTTGAGCATTCAGAGTATTGACCTGCCTTTATTATAGATGAATAAAGAGTATTTTCCTCAGACATAAATTCCACTCGATATTCTGTTTCTTTTTTTCCCCAAATAGCAACTAAAAATTTAGGAGAGAACGAATAATATAAATAAAACCCTTCATCAATCATTGACGACTCTTAGGTTTAAATTAGTTCGAAAATTAAAATACGTTACTGAATGATTTTTGCACCAATTCCAGACCCCCAATCTTCCACCAATAGAATTAAATATATTTGTAATTTCTTCGTCTGTAATTTTATTTTTTTCTCCACAATAATAAACCGAAAGCTCTTTAAAATCTCTTGCTGCTATGGTTTCCATCAGTATTGCAAAATTATCTTTTTCATAATCGCAGCTATTAACAATCACATATTCATACTCATTTTTAAATCTATTAACATACAAATCACAATCAGAGTACAAATAATATAATTCTGTAAAATCATTTTTAGATGCAGTAAAAAAATTAATTTTTAAATTTCCTAATTCAAAGTTTAAATTACTATTTAAAAAAGAATTACAATCGTGAAATAATTCGTCTTCCCACACTCTAATACTTTTTCCCTTTAAAGAATTTTCTTTTTTTATCTGTTCTGCTTTTTCAACGGTTTGATTGCATAAGCTAGTATTATTTTCAATAGTGCTTAGACTTTCAGGATGCATTCTTTTCTTATAAAGATTTCTTTTTATAGTTAAAAAATTTCCATATTTTTGATATTCTGCATAATATACAGCATCCTCTGGATAAAAAGGTTTTGTTTTAAAATCTTCGATTAAATTTTCAAAACCAGCAAAATCTTTATTTTTTTTAAACATCCTCAAGCAACCCCATATGTTTGCTCCGTAATTTTCTATTGTTTTTATTTTTTTATCCTCTTCAGTCATGCCTCTTAGCAATATAGGATAAGTCCAACTTTGATTTTCTACATTAGCTATGTTTTGAAAAGCTTCGCACGAAACAAAATTTATATCTTTATCATTATATCTATTTAGAATTTTATTGTAAATCTCTAAGCACTTAGGAAGCAGTTGATCATCTGAATCCATAAAAGCAAAATATTCACACTCTTCTGGTATAAATTTATTAGGATTTTTATAAAACTCCATTTTACCATCTTGCTTGTAATAAATAATTCGAGGGTTTAATTTCGCGTAACTTAAAATTTTTTCTTTTGTATCGTCAGAACTACCATCGTCAGACACAAACCAAATCCAATTTTTATAAGTTTGATCTAAAACGCTTTTTATTGTAGAATCTACATATCTTCCCACATTATAAAAAGAAGTGAATATTGCGAATTTATAATCTATATTCATTGTTCTACTAAAATATAATTATGCCTGAAATAATAAAAATATTTATAATAATCATTTATATCTGTCATCATTTCTATTTTTTTGTTAATTTCATCCCGCATTGAATCCATATCTTTATGATATCTATCTTCAAAATAATAAAACAAAATTTTAACTTTAGTCCCTTTAGATTTTATTTTATTTTTTATTTTTAGTAAATCTTCAGAATTTGAATAATAATTACAAATTACAACATATAATTCGCAATCCATAGATATAGCTTCATCTAAATCAAAATAGACATCACAATCGAAATATAAACTTTTAAGTTTATTTTTTTGAGCAACATCTAAATTCCTCGTTATCATACAAAACTCTGTATCATGTAATTCATTTAAACCTAAATATATTAAAGAAGAAGTTTCTTTATAAATATCATTGTAAATATAATTTGGCTCTACCGGATTATTTTTTAACCTCTCATGAGCTATTTCAAAATTTCCATTAAAATTAGATCTAGCAGTAGAATGAGATTCTGAATTTTCTCTTATTACCCACTGATACATACATCTTGGCACATGAAGCCACTTACCAATAGAATTCATCCACATCATCCTATATGAATCTTCTGCACAAGCCTCATAATCTAATATTTCGAAATTTAATTTAGGATGATTTTTAAAACACCTCATTACACCAAAAGCATTATATGTGTGGTTATTTACATAATCCACTTGTGGATGGAATTTTTTCAAAGACTCATATAGATTAAAATCATTTTTTACAGTAGATAAAGAATAAAGCGAACCACTCTCTTCTTTTACTTTAATAAAGTCACTAGATAAAACAACCGTATCAGGGAACTCACGCAAAATTTTATTATATACGTTTAAAAAATCAAAATCAAAATTATCGTCACAATCAATTAAAACAATATAATCAAAACTAATATCAAAAAATTTATTTGGTTGCCAATACATTTCCTTTTTTCTTGATTGAGGTATGTATTCAACAAAGTCGTATTGTTTGACTTTTTCTAATAATATTTTTTTTGTATTATCAGAGCTAAAATCATCAGTAATAATCCATTTCCAATTGTAGTAATTAACCTTACTCATCTTTTCAAAAGCTTCATCAATATAACTTTCCGCATTGAAAAATGAAGTATAAACCCCAAACCTTAAATCTTTATTGTTCATTTAAAAAATTAATTAAATTTTGTTTTTTATTCTTAGAGCTTCCTCCTGCATGAAATAAATAAGACATCGGAGCATTAGGATCAATTTGGTGATACCTATAAGGCATGACGCATAAATTCTTTTCGAAATAAAACGTTTTTAAATCTTCCGTCGATCCAGATTTTAAATTTTCGCAATTTTCAAAATATAAATTTTGTTTTAAAATTTGTGAAAGAGCACTTTGTTCATGATACCCTTTTTCTGGCTCAAAATATTCCGAATAATTTAATAATGTATTTAATAAATCTTTTGACCATTGACAATTTTTAAGTATCATAAAACCAGTACTTACTTCAGTAGTAACATACCCATTACTCACATCACCTTTTGGAATAAACAAATCTATATCGGAATTTTTTACAAAATCTTCAATTTTTATATTATTTTGAGCAAAAACACAATCTGAATCGATCCAAACACAATAATCAAAATTATTTAAGTATTTTTTTAGCGCAAATACCTTAACCCAAGTAGGATGCATACCTCTTAAAACAATATTATCAACGTATTCAACTACATAAGAATAATTATGCTTTAGACAGTATTTAAGATGATTTTGAGATCCTGGCTCTAAAAAATCACATTTACCATTTGTAGTAAAAGGATTATGCTTAGTACATGCTGTTAAAATTCCTATATTCATAATAATTTATCAGAGAAAAATTTTTCTAAATATTTTATCACCTGATCAGTAGAAGGATGACAATCAAAATTAGGTCTTTCATCTAAGCAACCTAGTAAAGGAGGGACAAAATTTATACTATTCCATTCTTTAATGGAAAATTTTAAATTATTCGTGCAATATAAATCACAAGGACCTTTTAAATGAGTGTATTTGTAGTCCTGACGGCCTTTTCGGTAAGGTGCGCTTAATCTAGGATCTTTAGCCGAAGAAAGCTGTAGAATGTCAACGTCAGTCGTTCCTGCAATATGTAAAGGTCCTGTATCCATCGTTATAAATAGGCTAGCATTATTTAAAATATGCCAACACAAACTAAGGTTATCTTTATTAATTAAATCTTGACCATGTAAATTTTCAAATTTATCAAAAGTTTTATATACTTGATGCTTGGAGTTTACCTCCTCAACTTCTTTCCCTATAAGAACTGTATAAATTTTATTCTCAGCTAAATAATTAATTATTTTTTGCCACTTTTCTTTAGCCCAAGTCCTATTAGGCCAATTTTTTGCAGTATGTAAAACTACATATTTTTTAGACGGAAGATCAAATGGATTATCATAATCATCAGGAAAAAAATCGCATTCCATCTCTTCTGGCATTAAATTAAAACCTAAATCGTTTGCATGTATTTGTCTTATATCAAAACTACTAAATTTTCTTTCTACACCAAATTGATTTTGCCGTCCCGGTAGAACAAAACTCCTAAAATACTCATCATCTGACTCCACCATTTTTTGACTAAAAAAATCTATTGGTAAAGTATATTTTACATATGGATTGTTCTTAAATAAATCTACAATATTATTGATAACGATAATTTGGTTATCATATAATTTACTTAACTTTCTTATGACTGGAGTCGCAGACAAAGTATCCCCTAAGCTAGGAGAATCTATTTGATAATATATATTTTTCGGTAAAGCCATTATTTAACTTTTTTAACAGAAACGACGCCTAAATACAACTCATTTCCCTTTTTATATTTAAAACATGAAGCCCCACTCAAACAAGCTTTTTCTAAAATATGATCAGAATTTTCAGTTTCTAAAATATCAAAATATTCGCCACTAATATTATTCGTAACTCGATCCACATTTCCATCGTTTGCAAAATGACATTGATCTATTTTCTTTTTTACTGCTTCAAAATCTATTTTCTTAGTACATTCAAATTTTTTATCTCTAGGGCACCACATCCATTTATTAGGATCAAAATGATGATTTGGATCATTCCAACACCCATTACAAACATCTTCATTAATAACTCGATAAGGAGTATCAAACTCTGCAAAAGCTTTAGAAAACCCAGAGATTAAAACAACAGGCTTATGACAGGCCCAAGCTAACCATGATAAACCAGAACCTAATCCTATAAAAAATTCACAATGTAATAAATCATTAATTCTATCAGAAAGAGGAAAATCTCCAGTTTTATTTATGCAATTTTTAGGAATAACATTCATGTTATTACCATTACCAAAACTATAATATCTATCTATACATACAACCTCATAACCTAAAGATTTTAAATATGATATGGTTTTCTTCCAACCAACAGGGTTATTCCAATATTTAGCTTGAGCTGTAGATTGAGTGCCAATACATACATATTTTTTATTTATTTTATTTTTCTGCTTAAATTTTTTAAAATCTAGTTTTGGCCTTTTATATCCAGAAAATTTTAAATTTAATTTTCTATATATAGTCTCTTGCAAAGTGTATTTTTGATCTCCGTTTAAATTATAAGAAAAACTTTTATATTTGTCTTTTATTTTTTCCTTTTCGGCTAGTGGGATAAATTTAATAAAACTATAATATCCTTTGTCCACTAGCTCAGATAAATGCTCCAGACAGTAAAGATTTATTTTTGTTTTGTTTATTTCAGCATAATCTGCAATCCCTGGAATCCAAGCCAAAAAATCCCCAAGAGCGTGAGACTGAATAACCATATTCTCTTCTTTATCGAAAACTATATTTTTTGTTACTTCAGTATCTTCTTTGGAATTAAAAATATTTTGCTTGTCGTTTTTTATACTTTTTTCGATTTTCGAGGTATTCCCATTATCATCATAAATTTTTGTACTACCGTCGAACAAATTTATAACCTGTATTTCTACTTCTCTGCCCTTTGTTCCTATACTAGCCCACATTCCATTTGTAAGCTTAGTTGAATAAATTTTATTTCTAGAATGTTTTTCAACAAAATTAACAAAATAATTTCTATTCACTTCCCCCTTAATATCAACTCTTAAAGAGGGTGAATTATCTTCATCATCAAACTTAGTAATTAAAAATGTGTTTGCATCTTCATTTTTATCATCTAAATTAAAATTTGAATGTTTTTTAATTTTATCCATATTATTTTTTATATGTTTGTAAATATTATCGCCTTTTATAAAAGTTACTAATGGATCATCTTTATATAAACTTCTTAAAGTTTTTATATCTGAAACGTAACAATGCAAACCCCAAGATAAAGCCTCTTTAATAGATATAGGATTTAACTCTTGTAAAGATGGCATTACGAAAAGATCCATACAACTTAATATTTTTTGAATCTCATCTGTTTCCCCCCATCTATTGCAATTTGTTAAATCTATATTCTTTATTCCACAATTCTCTAAATAACATTCGTTTCCTAAGAAATGAAACTCAACTTTATGACCAAACTCATTAAAAATCCTTTCGGCAATTTCGTAAGTTAATTTTTGATTTTTGTTTTCATGAAAAAGACCTACTTGCACGACATGGTACTTTTCAGGATTTAAACCAAGGCTTAATAAAGTCTCTGCTCTATTGGGGCGCTCTTTTTTTTCAATTTCCATATTAAGAATTTTATATGGAACGCTCAAATGTCTCGCCTTTTCTACGTGAAATTCGGAACAAAACCAAAATTCATCCGGCAAAAAAGTTTTCTCTTCAAACGTAAACCAACTATTATGGCAGGTTTCATATAATTTGAATTTACGATTTTTATCATAGAAAAAGTCTCTTAGACCTTCAACTAAAGGAATTAAAGCAAAAATATCAGAAACCTCATTTAAATGTATATATTGAGGATTAATAGATTTTATTAAATTAATAACTTTGTCACACTGCTGATCTAATAGTTCATTTATTTTTTTCTCAGAATAATTAGCTACACTAAAAAAATGACTTTCCGAAACTAATTTCTTAATCCTTTTCTTGTGTAGATCATAACTCCCATAATTAAGATACTCTATAACAAAAACCTCATAACCTTCTTTTTGCTTTTCTTTAATTAACCACTCCAAATAAGCCGGACCTCCTCCTGTCGAAAGGTGAGGCGCGAAAAATAAAAACTTTTTTTCTTCCTTCATGTTATATATCACGATTTAAACAATAAAACATACCTAACAGACCATCACCAAAATCATCCTCTTTCACCTCAAAATTAAGCTTTTTTAAATAATTAAAAATCTTCTCTCTATTATCATGATATTCCACAACAATTTTTTTTACAAAACTTTTTATAAAATATTCATTCTCTTCTATAAAAATATAATCTTCTGCTCCCTCACAATCAATTTTTAAAAAATCAACACTAAAAATAAAATTTCTCTCTAAAAAATTCTTGAACGTATTGACTTTCACTTCTTTCACATGGTCGACACTTTCAATCCTTTTACTATATTTCAGCAAACAGTTCACCCCAGAATACCTTTTCTCTACTATAAAACTATCTTTTCTATCACTAGAACCAATACCAACATCATCAATAAAAATATTATTATGATTTTTAAATATTTTTTTATTTAAATTACAACAATCTTTATCTGCATCACAACAAAAAATCTTAGAAGGGTTAAAATCTAAAGCATAATGAACAAAAGCCCCCGTATTACAACCTATATCAACTACAATATCACCTTTTTCTATAGTAAATAAATCATTATCATATTGCCTGTTATGAAAAATTTCATAAAACGGACCAAAAGGAACATTCTCCCCCTTATACAAGAGTAAAAAACTAAACTTTTTTAAATTATCATGATTTATATCATAATCAATAACTTCATCAAAAATAAGCTCATTTGTTTTAAATATTTTTAATCTAGATATCCCAGAAAATGTAGGTCTCGATGTAAACCAATACTCTCCTTGGTTTTCATACGCCATATCAAAAACATTATGAACTGTATCAAATACACAATCACTCAATTCAAAAGTAAATAACTCCCCTTCTTCAAAATTCTTTTCAAAATTATAAAAGAAAGTTAAATCATTTTCCTCGGCATCTTCTGATTTCCTTATTTTTATCATTCTTCTCGTATATGCTCTTTGATAACAGAAGTAAAGAAAGTTGTAAAGCCTATTTGCTCAATAGCTTCATGAACCCTCAAATTAGAAACATATCTCGCCGAAAACCTACATTTAAAATATTTACCATCGCCATCAGGGTCCATTACCTTTTTATAAAAATCTTTAGATTCTAAAACAACCACTTCTAATGACGACATATCTTTATCATATTCTTCAAATTCTATTGAATCATAGTAAACGCCCTCTTCATCAGGGATAGCTGCCCTTTTTTCCCCATCACTATCTAAATAAACCATTAAATAATCCATTACATTATTATAACAATATGTGCGCCGCCTTCTACTTATCATTCAATTGTTCTACCTTTTTTACAACTCTCACTTTTTTTTTGTTTTTTTTATTTATACCGATTTCTTATTAATCTTGTTCATTTTTATTAAATAGGGGGAGGGGTATTTTTTTTGCTTTTTTCTTGTTGAGTTTAGTTTTTTAATATTAGGTCTGTTTGTTATTGTTGGGTTTAGTTTGTTTCAAAATGAATTATAGATTGAAGAAAATGTCCCCCTACCCTATTTAAAAATTCATGGCAACAAAAAATTTCAGAAAAAGGGGGGAGTCAGTAAGGTAATGTAGCATGCTCTAATATAGGTAAAAATAAATGTTTTTTTCTTGCTTTTTATTCTGATCTGTGATTTAATATTCATATGAAAGATAAGGAAACGTCAACGAATAGCGAGAGCTGGATCAACCCTGAAACCATCAAGAAGGTGCTAAACAAGACCGC